TCCAATTTTCGTTTATAAAAATTTTGAAAAAAGATTTGAATTGCATAACTTTACTTATTAAAAAAGACTGGATGACATTCTTCGTTTTTCCTGCACAAATAGAGTCAAGAGAACGAGAAAATTTAACAAGTGAAAGTTTTAAATATTATTTTATTCATACTAAATTATGAATTACATAAAGGTTTTTAATTTTTCCCAATATGGTTCAGAACCTACAAAATATTTTACAACTCTTCCTACATCAGGATAATCCAAAACTATTCCTCCATCTGGTAAATGTTCTACAAGTTTTGCATCTCCTAAAATATAATTGCTACTTAAAAGCATTTTCAAAGATTCTATTTCCTCACTTGTAGGCATTCGGTAATTTCTTTTAAGCAATAAGTTTGCTATATCCTTACTAACCATTCCCCAAACAGGCAAATTCAAACTTTCTATTTCTAAGAATGCTTTATATTTTGATTTATTGCTTCCGGCAGTTCCGACTAATTTATAAAACCCACTCCGTTGAGGACGCAATGCAACATAACCATTAGAATCTCCATAAAACTTCCAGTTACTTGCTCTTTGTAAGAATTTTTCCTTTGTCCAACTTTTTCCAGTAGTAGCTAAATATTCTTTATTGAACAATTCGTATGCAGAGTCTAAATCGGTTTCTGCATAATTTTCTAGAAATAATTTGTAATATTGTTTAAAGTTCATAAAATTATTTATAATAAATTTTTGGTTAATACATAATTAAACATTTCTTCAATTATTCCATTATCACTATACCAATCACTGTTTGATGACAATGCGGGATTTAATAAATTTCTGCCGTCTTTATAATTAACCACACTTTGTATTGGATTATTTTGAGGAGTTTTATTCCAACGGAAAAAACAATAATTAAACAAACCTTTTGAATAAAAAGGTTCCATGTTTAATTCACTTAAAGGAAACTGTTGTTTGCCATTATCCTCAATTGATAAGAAATTGAAAACTTCTGATCCATTTTCTCTATAAAGAATTGTTTCTCCGACCGTTAAAAGACTATTAGATAATATTTGTTCTCCTAAGTTACTCTTTTTATCATATTTGCATATTGTACAAATGTTAGTTGCTTGACAACCTGCACAATTTATAAAATTAGTATTACACGAACAACGAGTTCCAATTAATTTTTGTAAAGGAATAGAAGAGAAATGGAATAATCGACGAAGTTCTTCTGGAAATTCTAAACCAAAATCTTCCAAAGAATCATCAAACTTAGCATATTTGTCAGAAATGGATTCTATGTTGCAAACATCTATATCAGAATGGTCAAGAGCGAAATTACTAATCTTGTCATATACCTTACCTAATGAATCTCCTTCTCCTGCAATTGCACTCAAATAACTATTAAAATTAGAATATTCGTTTAAATCAAATGGTAAACTTTGTTTTAATATTTCATAAACATTGTAATCTTCTCCCTTTCTATAAAATTGATGACGATTTTCAAATGCAAGAATATCAAAAGTGTTCGAAATTCCAGACAGTGAAAATGTTTTATCATTATAACTAAAAATTCCTGTTGCAGATAAGATTATATTCTTTGGCGAATTTCTATTTTTAACAAATTCAATTTTATCAAAATTAGAATTACAACTATCCAGATCATTTGATATTTCTATTGGAGGTAATGCAGAACTTGGATAGAAAAACGTTGATAATAAATATCCACCAGATGAAAAACAATTTTCATCAAAAAGAAAGATTGGAGAAACATTATATTGAAAACTACTCAAATTAAAATTATAACAATTGCTACTCATTTTCACATTTGTTATATTTCCCGAAACATAATGAAGAATATTATCAGATGATAAAATTGAACTGCCGACACTTATTACATATGGTATTTGTTTGTCTGCCCATTGTATTTTATTAATAGGATTAATTCCGTCACTAGTTATAATTAATTTATCTGGATCAACTGCACAAATACTATGACTAATTGCTGCATAAACTCTAGAATTAGTTGGTAAATTATATTCTTTATTTTCAAGAGTGAAAAATAAAATCGGATTACCCGGCATATCATCTTTATATTTTACCACAGACATTGCAGAGTATCCTAGTATTCTTGTATCACTATAGATGGGTGTTCCCGTCATTGTAATACTATCAACCGCTAAATCATTGTATAAAAATTCCCATTCTGGATTTAAATGACTCCAGAAATTTCTAGTTGAATTATATGGAATGGAATTACTTCCGCTAGAATATAAGAAAATTGTATTGGTTGGATTTTTACTTGAAAGATAAATCGTGAAAACAAAAGGATTTGTTACTAATGATGATAATGCACTACGAGCAATGAATAATTGGTCTTTAAAGTATTCTCCCTCATACACGCTAAGATTGAATGCTGACGTTGAGGAGCAGGTTCCGCCAAAAGCAGAGTACAACCCTATCTCAGAGTAAACGTGCATTGCAGAGGCACCTTGCGACGTTGTGTCGTCTCCCCATATCACATTTGATTCCTCGCTAATGTCAGAATTTGTAAACGTGAAAATTGTAGTATTCTTATACCCAGAAAGTGGAGAAATATTAATCATTTTAGTTATTTATAAAGTTAAAACTGCCATTCCGATTAAATGCTGCATTGATTTTAATAGATTGGCCTAAATTAACTAATTGTGCAGCAATAGATATATAATATTGAGAATTTTCCAAATCTGTTCCTACTAAAATTTTGGTAATTTTTATTCTTGGTTCATAGATTTTTAAGACTCTTTCAATATCTTCACCTAATGACAATCCTCTAAATTCTGAAATTGGTTCACCAATATATTTTTGTAAATTGGCATTCATATCAGTTAAGTGACGGGATTGAAATAAAATATTTCGAATAGAATTTTTGATTGCAGTTTCATCGGTGGAGATTGACAAATCATTACCCGTTGCAAAGTCATTTGTAATTTTATTCTTGGAAACTTTGATTTCCTCTAATAGCAAATCTAGATCCGAAAAAACACTTTTGTTATCGGAAATTTTATTGCTTAGATTTGAGATATTAATCATTATAGTATTATTTATTAGGAAATCAAAATAAGTAAATATAACTATGAACGATAAAACCAAATCCATTTTAGAAAAATATGATCCTGTTCAAATTCTTGATCCTATCATTGAACATTACAATCCTGCATCTATTCGTGGAGGAAGTTTTGTAGTGATTGATCAAAAACAATTATCTGATCCTGATATATCAAAAGAATTAAAAGTTAAGCGTGGACCAGAGTTTTATAATAATCTACTTTTCCTTGCTAAAAAGAAACAACCTTTGTATGTTAGTGCATTAAAAATTGTTAAACCAACTTCTGCATATATTTCAGAAATTTCTCCAAACAATTTTGAAGAAGCAGATGTAGTAATTCATAAAACTCCCGGATTATATTCTGCCCCAATTACTGTTCCTGTTAGTATTTTGAAAACAATTGTTGATCCAATGTTTGCTCATCAATTACCAATTGACGATGAATTTTCCCAAAAAAGTCCAATTGAGAAAGGTCAGACTTTAGATAATGAATATAACAAAGGTAAACAACCAAAAGGAACTCGTACCAACGGAGGGAATAATTAACGATGATAAATGGTTACAAAATACTTTCTATACAATTGTATAAACATTGTAACCGATAAATAAAAGTATGAATGATTTTCCAGTACCGAAAAATGCATATGTAGCCTTTGATGGGTTAAGTATAAAACAAAAAATTAAAGATCGTCTTAATCAGACTGGTATTTTTACCGACCAGAATTATGAAGGATCTAACTTAGCTGCATTAAACGATAGCATTGCAATGAGTTTTTCGTTATTAATGTATTATTTAAATCAAAATAGCGTTAACGGTCAGTTTTCAGAAACTAATGTTTATGAAAATATGAATCGTATAGTTAAAGAACTTGATTATAAACCAGTTGGGCATCAAACTGCAAGTGTTTGTTTCTCATTATCTGCAAGTAATTTAAATGCAGGTTTTTATACAATTCCGAGATATTCTGCGGTGAATATTGGTGGATTAGTTTATAGTTTATGGAAAGATTTGACTTTTACAAAATCCTTAAATTCCACAACTGAGGAAATATCTGGAATTGATAGTTCTGCGGTTTTATATCAAGGTTCTTTTGTAGAATTACCGATTTATAGTGCAACAGGAACATCTAATGAAATCTTATATATTAGTGTGGATGATTCCGTAATTGTGGATAATTTTGCAATTGATGTGTATATTCAAACAAATAACGTTTGGGAAAAATGGACTAAAACCCAATCATTATATATTAATAATCATGCTGATAAAGTTTACGAATTAAGATTTAATGAAAATAAAATTTATGAAATTAAATTTGGTGATGATATCAATGGTAAAAAACTAACTAATGCTGATAAAGTGTTGGTCTATTATTTGTCTTCTAATGGAAGCAGTGGCGAAATCGGGGTGGGGAGTTTACTTAATAGAAAACTAACTCCTTCAAATTCATTTAATTTAACCAGTATTCTTAGTGATGAAAATGTTAGTTATTTAACTAGTCAACAAATGTTGAACTTATATCTTGATAACAAATTTCCAAGCACTTATTATGCAGCACCAGAAAATATAGCATCTATTAAAAAGAATGCTCCGGGGACTTTTCGTTCACAGTTTAATGTAACTACAGCAAAATCTTATGCCACTTTTATAAAGAGTAATTTTTCAAATATTATCCAAGACGTAACTGTAAAGAATAATAAAGAATATCTTGATTCATACATAAAATATTTTTATGATAATGGTTTAACCAAACCACAATTTGAAAGTCGGGCACTTTTTAATCAAATAAATTATGCAGATTCATGCAACTTTAACAATGTTTATCTTTTTGTCGTTCCTAAAACTATTAAAAATAGTTTATCATATTTAACTCCTGCTCAAAAACAATTAATATTGGACACTATTCGTGAAGAACAAGTATTAACAAGCGAAACCATAGTTTCTGATCCCGTTTATATTTCTTGTGATTTAGGATTGCAAGTAAATGCAACTATCACAAATGATGATATCAAGAACGCTCAGATTTATATTAGAAAAAAGGCAAATAATAGAAGAAACGAAACAAGTTTAAAAGAGGATGTACAAAACATGATTTCTAGTTATTTCGATGTTTCTAATTTATTTCTTGGAAGTAGTATCAACATTCAACAGCTAAATGTTGATTTGTTGAATATTGATGGAATTGACCAGATTTATACAAGAAACAAAGTTACCGGAAATTATGTTCGTGGATTACGATTTATATATTGGAATCCTGTTTATTTTAGTCAAACCGTCGCACAAGCATCCAGTATAATTCCAATCAAAGATTTCCAATTTCCATTTTTAAATAATAAGGCATTTGTCGAAAGAATAGTGGTTGTATAAATAATGTTATGCCTTCAATTATATTGAATAACATTTCTAAACCAAAAAGTTTAACAAGTGAAGTTTCTGATGCACCGTTATCATTCTCGGAGTGGAATTCTCGGAATATAGGAATTTCATTTTCTGATGCAGAAATTCAATATAATAATTATGTAAGAGATTTTTATAAAAATACTGAAAAGAGAAATGAGGAAGCAAGAGATAAAATAAAACAGGACTATATCAATCTTATAAAAAAGTTGCAAGTAATATTCAAGGATGATGAAGAATTCCAAAGATATTCTAGTGCAGATTTAGAATCAGAAACGGATTTATCATTAATTATTCCTGCATATGCAAAAAAATTAAAAGATATTGCATTGTTTTATGTAAAGAAAAGAGAAGAATTGAAAAATAAAAAATTGGAGTATAATCTTGTTGGTTCATTTGAAGGATTGAAAAAGATTATATCAAATAACATCATTTCAAAATTCACGAAAACTGAACAAACTAACTTTGTTAGTGAAAATCCTTTTGTATCAATTTCTCCTTCTTTTTCTTCTATTTCAGATGACTTTTCAATAGAAATTGAAGAATTATATGATACACATGATTATTATGCAGACAATGATTCAATTAATCCTTTTTCATGTATATTCAACGATTTATGCTTTAATTTATTTTCAACGCCATTATCCGCTAAATCTGATCCAATTGAATCTCTTTATATTTGCGAACCAAGCAATGAAACTGTTGACCAACTATTGCAAAAAGCATATAGCAAATATCTTTCAACAAGAATATCATATGTATCAGGAGGATATTATGTAGAAGATTATAAAGAAATTTCTATTCCTTTAGAAACTGGAAACAACTTTTTTTACTGGTTTAGCGGATCAACAGTTTTTGATTTGCCAGAAGGAATTTATAAAAACACTCCAATTAATGATTTAAATTGGACGGGTGCAACAGGTGGTAGTGCTGCTGATGTTTCTGATTTAATTTTTATAAATGCAGGAAATAACTTGATGCAAGGTGCATGGTTACAAGATACAAATACCGTAGTTGTAAAAGACGTTATGTCTGCTACAATGAACGATGGTAAAATGTTCAAGTTTCCATTTTCTGATTATGGAACTTCTGCAATAGGAGGAAGCTGGAGTGGTCCGGGAATAAATGACACAATTCTAAAAAGCCGGAAATTCTTTCCTACCGAAGAGGATTTCACATTCTCTCAACAAAATGTTAATAAATTGTACTGGACTTCATTTAGTAGTATTTCAGTTGTTCAACCATTATACTTGCAAGAAAGTAGTTTAGGAAAATACGGATATGCAAGTAATAATTTTGATAATGCGGATAAAATCTTTTTAGTTCCTGAAATGCAATCAAATGCAATTTATTCAAATGTATCTAAAGTTGCATGGTTGTATAATTTTAAACAAACACAAATCCCAATAACTGTAGGAGATAACAAAATATATTTCCCAATTCAACGATATGAAAATGATTCAGATTTATTCTTTAATTACTTAAATGGATCAGACGTAGCATTATCTTCTTTGGATGTAGAGAAATGTTTTTCTGGTGCAGTAGCTGCGGAAAATATCGAAGATGCTGATTGGATTATTAAAAATAATACAATTTGTGGACCAGAAATTGAAGTTGCATGGCTCAAAGCAGTTCCGTTAAAATTATTCTCTCCTTCAAATCAAGAAAATTGTGGATGTGAACCGGAATATACAACATTTTATACAAATTGGTCATATGTTAGTGGCGGTGCCCAATCCAGTGCTGCATTCAAATGTTCTCCGGGAGAAACTGTTAGATTTGTTTGGAATGGTGAAACAACTAGTATCAATAAAGTTCGTGGATTTTTAGGATTTGATCATGACCGTTCTTGTCCATATAAATATCTAGATCATTCAATTTCTTTTGAAAATCAAAACATTCAAAATTCAAAAAATAAAGATTTATTTGAAAAATGGAAAAAATGTTCTTGCCAAGCAATTTATTATTCTCCTTTTGGTCATTCTTCCGCAAAATTAAATCAATATAAAATTCTTCCGGATTTTATTGTAAAAGATGTTGTTTATCCAAAATTATTCAATAAAAAAACTTGGATTGGAACTGATGGAAAAGATTATATTAATAGCATTGATAGTGCAAAATTTTATCCTAATTTAATTGAAAAAGATTTGGGCTGGGGCAGCGGTGTTTGGAAAAATCAGGAAGGAAATGATTTCGTTCTTGAAAAAGGTCAATCATACATTTATTATCGTTCAGATGCAAATAATTGCAATTTCGATTCTCCATTCTTTATAATTAATCAACCTTATGAAAAAGGAACTATTTCAGATGAAAATTGTGAAAAAATTTCTTATTATCCAACTTGGTATAAAGCAATTCAGGACGAGAATAATAATTGGATAGACTCAGGAGTTGTTTCTGATATGATTTTGGAATTTGGTGATTTCTTAAATTATCGTCATCGTTCAACAGTTAATGAAACGAAGAAAAGATTACTTTATAAAGGAACAGAAATTACAACAACAAGTGGAGAATATGTAAAATTAAAAACAAATGATAATAATATTTCATTTGTTACATATACAAATAAAAATGATTCTGTCAACTTTTTAATTAAAATCCCAATTAGTGCAGAAAACAATTATTGGGGAAATGCTTCTTATGGAGAAAGTGAAGGCAAATCATTTTATAAATCTATTGATAGCAATCAATTTTCTATAAAATATGATTATCTTCAAATTACACAACCTCCTCCATCTGATATAGTGTTAGGAGATAAAACTGTAATACAATATAAATTTGGAAATTGTGCTCATGATTGTTTTATATGGAGTCAGGATTTAACATTTGATGTAGTTTCTCCAGTTCGTAAATGGAATAAAATATCTTTTGATTCTTGTGTTAGCAGTGAATTATTAAATTATTTGAATTCAGAAATATCTAATTGTTATGTTCAAAAAACATTTTGTTATTCCGATTGTTCTGGAAAAGAAAAGTGTGGTTGTTATCATTATTGTTCTCCTTCTAAAACAGGTGTTTCCGCAACTAATTATAATTCAGATATAATTCTAAACGTAGAGTTGAGCGGCATTCCCGTTTTTGTAAACTATTATGCAAGAAATTCATATACTGCAATATTAACTGCATTAGATATAACATATGGAGATAAATCCAAATTCGTTCCAGTATCTTTTTCCAACAATCAATATCCAGAAAATCCGTGGAGAGATTTATTAAATCAAAAAGGGTCTAATTTTGTAGTGGAAGAAAAAATAGAATATCTCCAAACTGATGAAGAATTGAATTTCTATAATCCAAAAAGAATAGGAATGAATAGATTTGAAACTTTTGATAAAAGAACACTTTTCTCTCCGAATACTTCTGGTACTGACGTTTATAGAGTAGATAATTATTTTGATGCTCCATTCGGTAAAAACGGAAGTTATTCAAAATATATAACTGATTTTTCTCTTGGTCAACGTCAAGGAACACCATTAACCGAAAATAAACAAACATTTATTCCTTATACAAATACTCATGAAAAAACTAAAAGAGAATTTTATGGTTTATATAATACACCATTAAGTTTTTCTCCTTGGAGTACAGAAACTGGAGAATGGAAAGAAAGTGATTTATATAAAAATTACAGAAATCAACTTTTTGTAAGTTGTTCAAATAACTGGTACACAAATCAACTATCATTAACATCTAATGTATGGAACTGGCAAACTGATATATACGGAAATCAGTATTTCGTAACCGTAGAAAACTTATCGTCAAACTATCCTGCACCAAGTTCTTACGGTAAAATTTATATAAAATCTCCGGACGGAAAAGTGTCGATTTGTAGTGATGCATTGAGTTCAATATCAAAGGTTTATGAAAATGTAATAGCTGATTTATCTGATCCTTTTGAAAACATATAATCACCTATTAATTAATAAATAGTTATATGGTTTTCGCATTTTTCGATTTTGACACAATTGCTAAATTTTTAGATTTTATAGTAGCTGCGGTTACTATAGGAGGATTCTTATATGGAGGATGGAAGATGGTTATAAAGCCATTAAAAGGAATTGTAGAGAAAATAAATACATTAGAAACTAAATTAAATGAAAATTTAGAAACCGTTAATGATAGAGTTCTTCCGGTAATAAATTCGTTGAGTAAAGAATTCTCTGCCAATAGTGGAAAGTCTATAATGGATCGTATTCTCCGAATTGATGATAATACTCGTTTAGCGGAATTACGTTCAAAATTGATTGCATCTAGTTTAATGACTGCGAGTATGCTAGAATTTGATCGTATAGGAAATCTAATATGGTGTAACAAAGCATTTATGGATTTAACTGGACTAGACTTTGAAAATCTAAATGGTAAAGGTTGGCTTGTTTGTGTTGAAGAAGAACATCGCAAACGAGTTGTAGAATTATGGAATGAAAGTATTCGGGAAGATATTCCGTTTGAATCAGAATTTGATATCAAAAATCAAAAAAACGGAAACTTAACTTTTGTAAAATGTCAAGTTTTTCCTCACAAATCTGTTTCTCATGAAAAATATAACATTCTAGGATATTATGGAACTGTTACACGAATTGTTTAACAATTCCATTTTCTTAAACTTTTATTAATTCTACTATTTGGATCTCTTGCAGTTTTTGCAGACGTAAGTTTCTTTTTCATACCGCTCATTCTTGAGCAAAATGATTTTCTACGTTTTGCATCTTTACTTCCTTTTTTCAATTTAGAAGGTTTTGTAGTAACTGCTGTTTTTAGTTTACTGCCGGGATTTTCTCTTCGATATGATGCAACTCCTTTCTCATTTAAACCACCTGAAGGATTTTTACCTTCTTTTCTTTGCCATGCAGGAGATTTCTTTTCTTCGACGACTTTTTTCGGAGCTTTTACACCTTTCTTTTTAGGAACACAGTTGGGAACTTTTTTACCATTCTTATTTTTCATTCCTACTTGTTGGTAATTTTTCCAACATGCTTCTAATATCTGATCTACGAAATTATCAAAATGATTTGTCATAAAACTATTTATCCATAAATCAAATCGTCCACTCTTTTATACTTTATATTAAAAGCGTTCATGATAAGTTCCACTTCTCTTAGGCATTCATTTCGTCCTCCGCCGACTAAAAGCGAATTTTGATATTCTTTTAATTTTCTAATAGATTTAGGAAAAACATATAATGGGTCGTGTGATGGTATATTCGGATCATTTAATGTCTCCTTCCATTTCTCTTGTGATTCTACTTCATCAAATGAATCTACTATTTCGCGTGAGTCCGAAATTCTCAATCTATACATTTCTCTTAATGCTTTTATAATGCTTCTGTCGGATACTTGATTGTCCATCCAACCTCTTAAAAAACCATAACCTTTATCCACGATTTCTACTCTATTCCAATCATCAAAACCGGAGTCTTCCCAATATATTTTGATGTCTTCTATGGTATCAGTAGTAAGTTGGTCTTCTTCTGCGTTTACAAACATTAATATTTTACCAGAACTTCGTTGGCAAAAATTTATAATTTTTTCAAAAATAGGATTTTCATCTCCGTCATATATCCCGCTATAAGCAGGTTGCACATCTACGACAATTATTGATCTTGACAAACCTTCTGTGAATAATTTGTAATAATTTAAGAAATTCATTTACTTATTTATTATATTACGAATTTTGCCATTAACAAAATTATTCGCAAATCCTCTTGTTGGATCTTTAGGAGCAAGATTTGAAGTGTCATTCAAAGCAATTCTACCGAGTCTTTTCAACTCTTCGATAATTGATGACCAATCGGGCACGTCAATTCTACCAGGATAAGCCGCTTCTTCAAATTGATTCATATCAGAATCAAGTTCTCCATTTTCCTCATAAACGCTGACATTCCATAAATTCATACTTTCTACGGTTATTTGTAAAGGAAACCGATACATTTTTCCTGCATTGTAATTCATTGTCAAATCGGCTCTTTTGCCTTTATATGTTAAATTAAATCCCGAAATATAAAGCGAACCATCTTCGGATAACGCAACTGTCCATTTTTTATTTAGTTTGCCGATGAATCCTCTCGGCATTTTACCTTGATTAACGTCTTGGGCAAATTTACCAACCATTGCAAGTATTTTTGCTTCATTGAATAAATCTCTTGGAACTACACGATGAAATCGCTCAGGATTCCAATTGTTATGAGAGGATTCAGTTAAAAATATCAAACAAACTTGATCAAAATTTCTAGTCATTTCTTTTTCTTTCTTAATTTTTTTATTTTATTCAAATATGCCAATTTTGCCAAACGACATTCCTCATATTTAGCCGTTCCAAATGTTGGATTTGTTTTACATTTTTTCATTGTAAGAGGTTCACCTCTTTTTAAGTAATAAACTCTTTTATATCCTGATGTATAAGGATTCGGCGCACAACGACTAAAAACATATCTTGGATTATCTGATAATTCAGGAAGAGTTGGTCCTTTACATCTTTTATATCTTTCTGTAATTACCTCATTTACAAAATTATCAAAATCTCTTGTCATACTTTTATTTATCGTTTCATGTAAGTTATACGCATATTATAAAATTCCGCAATATCATTTAATGTTCTTTTTGCACTATTTGTGGGTTCGAATGGAATTGGGGTGCTTTTGCCATCGTTTGCATAATAAAACACATCTGCTGTATATTCTTTAGAAGACATTTTTGCCACTCTTATATACTTTTCAGAAGTTAATTTATCCATAGCATCACATTTAAAATCAGGAACTCCCAATTTTTCTATTAATCTTGGAGAAGAAGATATTATTTCTTTAGCAACTATTCCGTGTCTTTGTGGTGCAACCGTGAAAAATTCTCCTTCTGGAGAAATCCAAAAACCATAAGGTGCAGTATCTGGTAAATCAAGAAAACTTGTCGATTCTAATATACTTTCTACGTATTGGTCAAATAAATTTGTCATATTAGTCATTTAATAAAATTAACTCTGCTCCATAAAATTTAGAGATATCTTTCAGTGTTTTTAATGAAGAGTGGGTTGGTGCAAATGAAATATTTTTGTCATTGTCGGGATCATATGCAAACAAATCTGCATAATATTTTTTGTTAGAATTAAAAGGTGATTCTACAACTCTTATATATTTTCTCTTTGTTAAAAAATAGTATATATGATAAAATGATTTATGTTTTTCAAGTTTATATGCATCTTTTAATGTAGGATTTTGTTTAATTATTTCTTTTGCTACCTGTTCATGTCTTTCCCGACCCACGACAAAAAAATCACCTCCCGGAGAAATCCAGAAACCATAAGGTGGAGAATCGGGCAAGTCAAGAAAACTTGTTGATTCTAATATACTTTCTACATATTGATCAAATAAATTTGTCATAACATTATTTAATATCTCATATCTTTTTCTGACGAATCAAATCTCCGAGACAAAGGGATTATATCTCCATTATCATCATATGTTACAATATCAGCAGATTTTATTTGAGAAGAATCGAAGACAGTTCTATGTATTGAATTAAAACCTGTATGCCATTTATCTTGTTCATGTACTTTATATTGTACTCCATCGTATCCTTTTCTTTTAAGTATTTTTATTATAGTAAGCTGTGACGCTCTAAAACTGCTAACTAATTCGCGTTTTACATCAAATTTTGCTGAAAGTATAGTGATTCCATCCGTTTCTGATAAAAATGCATTTACGATTTGTCTTGCCATATTTTTATCAATTCTCCCTATTTCTATGTTATGGTTTTTTGCAACTGATTTATTTATAAAAGCAACATCACTTCTTTTTTCGGTTTTTATTTGAAGATGCGTTATTGAATGCTCTTCGATATAACCATTAATTATTCTTCTTATCACTAAATCAACATCTAACTCTTTTGATTGATTTATTTCGTCCATTTCGGAAGATGACATTTTTTCATAAATATTTCTATACATTATTAAAGGATTTTGTATATTTAAAAATGCTGATATAATTCTCGAACCATATAATTTCGCTTCCTCTATAGAGTCGGTGGTATTTATACCCGGTCCAGATAACTGATCTTTGTCACTAAGATAGACATCAGGATCAAAAATAGTAAATTTCTCTGTAGTTGTTCCATGATATACTGGACCAATAGTGTAACCTTTTAATTTTGCTGCATCATTTACAATTTCTTGTAATTTTTTATGATTTTGTTCTGGTTCTCTTGCAAGAACAAGATATTCGTCATTTGAAGACTCGTATAAAAACCTATAAATAAATTTATCAAATTTTTCTGTCATATTTTTAATTAATGAATCATCAAAAATGTTCCCCTGACATCTCTTCTACTTGCAGGAAAATCTGATTCGCCAGGTAGAACAATTACATTATATTCTCCATTTTTCCCTTTAGGAGTTTTTATTAATTCATCAACAGTTAGTAATTTTTTTACATTAAGATTAAATCTTGTTGATATGATTTTTTTCGTAGCACCGATATTATTATAAACCCATTTCTCATCTTTTCTAGCTATATATTTATTTTTAATTATTTCGTTAAGTAGAGGTTCTTTTGTCGCATTTTCTGTATCAACTATTTGGGAATATTTGTCTTTTTCTCTATCTATTAATTTTTCTTGTTCTTTTCTTCCGCCAAAAGAAAAATTGAATATAACATTATTTGGAGGATTGGAAAAGGCTTTTATCATAGCAACTTCTTTGGTGTAGATATAATGTTCTGCTTCTGGAGTTGCATTTACAATTCTCATAACAATATCAAAATATTTTTTTGAAAGTAAATCGCCAGAATCATTCCATCGAATTTGAGCTTTTTTATTATTTCCTAAATTTTTCACCACTTGTTTAATTTCACCTATCAATTTCTCTTCATAACCTTTTGAATTATTAAAAAGAAAATTTAATATTCTATTATAACTCATTGATACCTCTGGAAACAGTATGTATGAACCATGTTTAGCATAGCACTTTAAAAGACACTCTGCCGCAGAAGGACAAGTATTTACTATTTTAAATTCGCCCGTACCTTCATCAACCACTAAGCCTCTTAATGCAGGTAACGAAGTATTGAAAAATATAGTATCATCTGTGCTACTCTTTTTCATTTTTTCATTCTGTTTTAATAATTTTTCAGGTCTTTTGGTTACAATCTCTCTGAATTTATTCAAATCTACTTGTACCCCATCAGTGGTTTGTATCACTACTCTTTTCATGATAGAAGAATGTAAGTGTGGAAATTTCACATAATCAGTTTTCTTTTTATTGTCGCCTTTCAATCCCTTTGGACCTGCATTTTTTCGTCTTATAATTCTATTGACATATTCAATTAATTCATCAGTAGAAAATGTCACATTTTTCCCCATTTCAGGATCAAATTCTTCTGACAAAAGTCGAGAATTTCTAAAACTGCTGATTATTGAATCGAAGAATTTATTAAATTTTTTAGTCATAAGAATATTTATAGAATTGGTTCAGCTTGGATATAATCCCTCAGTTTATCAAAATTATTATCCATGATTAGTAAAAAATTATATCCTTTGGTTATGACTGCTTTTTCTTTTTGAATAGTCTTGTCTTCACCTTGTTTTTGTAAAATCCAAGAAGATTTTGTTTCGACAATAAGATTTAATTTAGGAATAAAAAAATCAGGATAATAATAATGTTCTTTGTTATTATAATTATATATTATTCTTTCTGGTTTATATATTATGTCAGTTTCATCTAATAATTTATTATTAAAAATAAAATCTAAAAAATTAGGTTCATAACCACGTAATTTTATTATAGTACCTGATGGTAGGGTATAATCTTTATTTTTACCCGAGCTACTTATAATTTTTCTCTGAAATTCTTCACTCTTATTACGTTCTATCAAGACTTCCCTTTTTGTACGTAAATTATACCCCAATTTTAATAAAAATTCTCTGATTTTAATACTAGAACAGTTAAATATTTTACTTATTTCTGTCAAATTTTTACTATCTATATAGTAATATTTTGTAATCATTTCTAAATGATCATTTAAATCAATATAATTATTAGTTTTATAATTATACTCAATCGAACGGAAAAAATTTCTCAATGCGTCTGGACTACAATTAAATTTTTCGGCAACTATTTCTAATCTTCGACATTTTTCGTATATTTCAATTATATCATCTTTATGATCAATTAACTCTTCCTTATATTTTTTAATTTCATATTTTGCTATACGAATATTATGTCTTTTTAAGAATCTTTTAATTACATGTATAGATGTCTTGCAAATTTCCGCAATCTCCTTTCTGGTTTTGTTTTCATCTATTAGTGATAGAATTAAATTTGTATCTAATTTATCCGTTTTACGTCTCTTATTAAAATACTCTGTTCTATTATCTATCAATCTTATATTGTTATATTCGAGAAATTTGGAAATAGGTTGGTATTTATTTAAGTTCAAATATTTTGCTATTTCAGGTAAAGATTTCCCTTTATTATACATTTCAATTATAGGAATTATATGTTCTTCTTTCAATGTTCTATTTCTGGGAGGAATTTTAAATTGTGTCATACGATTATTTAGATTCCTACGAAAAACATTGCAAGTGCATTATAACCATTCAGCCGACATAGAATCCGGGCGGAGAATTCCCATGACGATACTGATCTCTTAATTCTGCAAGCAATTCTTTTTGCTTTTCTTCACCTTTTGCTACCAAATCAGCACCTTGTAAAGTTGCTCCACCATATAATGTTACTCCACCAAAAGTATTACGAATACGACCAAGAGTTGTCATAGCCAAGGCTAATACATATTCTCTTATCCAATACGAACTTAATATTTGTTCAACAGGTGGTTCCAAATAAACTCCAACAATATAACATTGCATTGATCTTGGATTAATTGTTTGACCTCCTGAACAGCATGAACTTGAATCAAATGTTGTACTGTTTGCAGGTTCAGGCATTAATTTCAAAAGTTGTGTTTTTGGATTAAATTGATATGAAACATATCTCAAAATCTTTTTGGAATGTTCTACAAAAGAACGTGCCATGTGATATGTTAATAAATCATAACCTTGTTTTCCAAGCATGTTTCTATTGCCCATTAAATCATAACCAAAAGTATTTGCCATTAATGCATAATCAAAATTAAATAATAAATCGCCACCTCCACCAAAATAACCTCCTTGGCTAGAAGTGTCTGCATTGAAAACACCAAGAACTTTTCTTTTGCGATTAATAAATGGATCAACGTTACTACTTAAAATTGTGGTAACTGTTCCAACTTCTGTAATTGTAGAACATTTTTGGAATGTTACATTTACAGGAACAGGTGCAGGCGTTGTTCGTACACAATTCCCTAAAGAAGGGTTATAAAGCGAAAAAGTAAATCCATTGTTTTCCCATTCACAATTCTGAGAATATAAGATTTCTACCGGAGGTTTATAATCTTTGAAAAATTGTACTTTCTTTAAGAATAGTGGTCCATTTGTTGAAAATGCACTATTGCATAAGGTAAAGGTTCCAACAATTCCATCATTACTATTCAACGGAATTGATCCATCAGTTGTACAAGACGGAACACCAAATAATTTTAAATGCGTTTGTTGAGAAACGTCTCTTGATGAAACTGATAATTCTGATGTTTCTAAAGGAGATAATCCATATTGTGCAGAAAGTGGTACGCAAGAACTAATTAAATTTGTATTACAATTAGGAAAAACTATTCCTCTTCCAGCACCAATATTAATACATGCAGACACTGCTGGAACTGTAAAAGAATTTTCTGGATAAAATGCAGATAATGGAAAATAACTAATTGGAATTGCTGAGATGCTATTTTCTAATGCAGACAACGGAACATTAGAAAATCCATAAGTTTCTACGTCATATGAAACACTAGATAATACATTTATTAAAATCGGGTTTGTGGAGAAATCAAAAGTAACCCCTGATAAATTTGGGTTTGAAGATAGTTTATAATATTCACTATTGATCGGATTAATTGTAATACAATTTGCTGCACAAACTTCCATTGCATTCCATGGATTTTCCGAGTCAAATGTTAGATAGAAATTTTGGCCACTAACTCCAGAAAATTCTAAATTATTTGGATTAGAATAATCATATGATGAAGGATAAACAAAAGGAGAAACTGATAAGTATGCACTTGCAGTTTCAATCGTTTGACATTCTAAGCGACTAGATGTAACAGTTTCAATGCTTGTTGTTGTATAACAATGTTGTGGATTACAACCAACATTTATTAAATCATCAAGTTTAACTCCGCAACTTCTTTTATAAGAATTAGAGCAGAAAACTAAATATTCTTCTTCACGATTTCCTTCAAATTCTGTAAAATCTTCTACTGCTTTGTCAATAATATGTGCCCATTGCTCGTCAGTAATTTCTACAGGAGCACTAGGCCAACCGAGTAAGGATTTAGTTCTATAAACTAAGTCCGCATATGTTGTTATTCGTGGATTTAAGTGAGTGCTGCCAAAACCTTCTGGTGCCGTAGAGTTCATATCTTTATTTATTGGAATAAGTAATTAAATAAAAGAATGAGCAACTTTCAAATTTTACTAGAAAAAGATTTACGTCCACAATTAATTAAAAGAGGATTACCCCAAGAATTAGCTGATTGGGCACATGATGTTAGTAACAAATTTTCAGGATTTGTCGCAAATGTCGCATTTTTTGACGATAATCAATATCTTAATGATCATTATATAAAATATCAAAGTTATTTGTTAAGATTAAATGCTATTAAAAATGTTATTGAAAATTTATTTGAGAATCCAGTTAAACCTAAACTTCCGGTTAAGCCTAATACCCTAACATTAGCAAATGCAAATGATTTATTAAATGAGTTAGCATATATTATGGATTGGGCAAATGATCCGGAAAGAACTGATAAATCAAATATAGCTAATCTTTCTTGGAGCGAAGCTAAACAAAAATCTGACGAGTATCACGAAGAACAAGCAAAAAAAGCAGATAATACAAAAACATTAGAAATAAAATCTCATGAAAAAGTAATCTTCAAATTTCCAGATGGATTTTATTGGTTAAATCTTAATAGGAGTTACTGCCGTGATGAAGCAGATGTTATGGGACATTGCGGAAATGCAAGTGAAGGAGAAAAATTATATTCTTTAAGAGATCGACAAGGAAGACCATATATTACTGCATCGTTGAATAAAGACGATGAAATGTGTTCACAAATATACGGAAGAGCAAACACAACCCCTCTTGAAAAATATCATGAAAAAATATTAACACTGCTTGGAGAATTAAATATTACAAAAGTAAAAAAACAATCATATGGAGAAGGGTCTTTAGACGTAGAAGAAGATATTAGCGACGGTTTAAAAGAATGGTTTGAAGACAAATATAATTATTATCCGTCAAAAGGGGGCATCTCAGATGCAGATATTAAACGAGGAGATGAAATTATAAATGATGTTAATAACAAGATTCTATATAGCGGAGTACACATAGATCATTCAGATGAATATATCAGTGCATTTATAAATGGATTTTTGAATTTTCCATATTTGGAAACAGACGAAGATTTTTGGGAAACTGATTTAGGAAAAATTATAAGTGAAAAAGTAGACGATAAATTTTATAATTTTGAAGTGAATGACTATGGGGCAAGTTTTAGTGGCTCGGATAATAGTCCATCATATGATGGAGAAACTGATAACGGCTATGATTCTAATGGAGGATCTTATACTAATTATATTGATTGGGTTCGTGCCGTTGCAACAGAAGCAAAAGATTTTAATGATGAAATAAAAAAATTAGTAGATGACGTTTTTGAAAACTTTTTCTTTTCTAATGAAACTGATGATGAAGAAGATGAGGATGAGGACACTCCAAAAATTCCCAAAAATACATTATTATTCTTACAAAGTTTTAATAATTTTAAATCAGAAATTTCTAAACAACAACCTAGAGATCATTATTATGATTTAAGTTGGACGTTCGCGGAAAATTTAATTGCTTCAATACATTTATTCAAAAAAGATGAATGGCTTGGTAGCACACCGGTAATTAGTGAAGAGTCATTATCAGAGTTACAAAATTCAATCAAGAATACGTTGAAAAAAACTTTTGAATATGAAAATAGCACATTTTTACACAATCCAGAAACCAATGCAAGTATTATAGATCGCTTATCTTCCAGTGAACTAGAAGAATTTATCAACAAATTAGATGTAAAAGTTAAACAAAACGTTGACCGAGGATATAATAGATATAAACCCTTATTAGAAATAGATATACAATTAATTCCTATTAATGATAATTCACAAAAAGAATGGTTAAATTTATATTATACCCAAAGAGTGTCAGAAGCAATAGAACATACAATTGACAAATTTTATAATAATATTTCTATTAAAAAAGAAAATTATTCTTTTATGAAATATTATAATTTTAAATATAATTTATTAGGTTATTAACCTCTTGCAGAGGTATTATACAATCTCTGGGATTTTATGCAAGTTATTTTTTATTTTATGTTGTTCTAATAAAGTTGCAAAAGTCTCTTTATTATAAAAATAATAATGAAAACTTTCGGATTTTAATATATTACGTTTTCTACTTTCTTCCATTGCAGTATTTATATCTCTCTTCGTGAATATTATGGGATTGCCCCTAAGCAGTATTTTCCCGCCGATTGTCTCGGATATTCCTTCTAGAGAAGTGAGTTTATTATCGCTACAATTAAAATCTCCATTTATAGATATTGCAGAACCTTTTAAATTAGTTAGAAGATTTGAACGACAATATAATTCGTTTAAATATTTTGGACATCCAACTAAAGAAGTTAAACTGTTATCGGAACAATCTAATGTATCTCCTATAATTTTTGCAATACCTTCTAAAGAAGGTAGATTCATATTCCTACATATATAACTACCATGGACTTCTTCTGGACCATTATTCAGATTTTTCAAATTATTACTGCTACAATTAAAACTTCCCAAATCACCCCCGTGTATATACTTTGGACAGTTTTTCAAAGTTAGTAAATTGCATGAGCTACAATCGAAATAATTAACGGTATCTGGAATATTATCGGGTAGTTCGAATAAATATTTACATCCAGTTAATTGTATAACTTTATGCTCGTCTTCTATTGCATCTGCTATTAATTTATATGCTCTTTCATAACTCTGTTTATGTATTTTTTGAATAGTAGTATTGTTCTTATCTAGGATATTAAACTGATATTGATGTTCCCTCATCAAGTCAAGAATACTTTGTTCTCTATTTTTTAAATAATTCGTTAATATACTTCCTCCTTTATTTCTGATCGAATCTACTTGGAGAGGCGTTAGGTTTGGTCCAACACTAACATATTCATTTATCAAGTTCCATAATTTATTACTTTCTAAATACACATAAATATCATCTATTAAAGTAATTCCTGATTTTAGAATTTGCTGTTTGTAATCTTCCGGAAAGGTTTGGAATTTCTCCAAAGATTGATCCTGACGGAATCTTTCGACTGCTCTGATTATATCTTTTTCAGTTTCTGAAAGCGGATTATTGATGAATAAATTTTCATATTTTTGTAAAACCGGAAATTGGCTAACTATATCATTCCATGTTGTAGATTTTGTATGATTATCGGCAAAGGTCCATTCAAAACCTTGCTGAGTTTTATCTAACACCATTATATGATGAACATCTTTTTTGGGAATTTTTTTAAAGAATATAAAATAAAATGAGGAATGTTTAGATAGTCGATATGAATTATACATATTACCACCAGAAGGACGAGAAATACAAAAGGAATACCCATGTCCATATTTTACACAATTCTTTTGGCTTTCTGATTTATAAATAATTACATTTTCGTCTTCTGCTATTTTATTCTCATCATGTTCACTAAATTGTATTTCGCTAACTTTAGATGACTTTTTTAATGTGTTTAGCGTTTCGATATGATCCAAATGTTCAGACCACGATAAAAAATTTTGGAATTGTAACGGAGATTGAACTTTTAAATTTCTATTTTTGAATAAATAATACTTTCTAAAATAAGATTTGATATTATCTAAATCCGAATTCTCTTCTTTTAAAAAACGAATTATAAACGGAATATCTCCTTTTGAAGGAGTTTGGTCAATTTTCCATATTTCAGTTTTTACTATCTCATTATTTCCAAAAGTTTTATTTAGTAAAGCAGAACTTTCCTGTTTGCCTTCTTCAATTATATCTTGCATAAGATTATTTATTCTTATGTTTGATCGGGAGCAGGTTCGCCCCCACCTTGTGGTGCATCACCAGTTGTTCCCGGTGCAGGAGGTCCAAATGCAGGCAAGTTTGTATCTGGAGATCCTAAATCTGGACCACCTCCATCTGCGCCTCCAGCGCCCCCTGCGCTAGGGGTTGGTAAACTTGGTCCTCCCATACCACCCAATCCTCCACCCCCACCTTCTGCGCCCAATGCGCCCGTTTCCATAGTGCCTTGTAATTCCTCCAATGCTTTCTCACGGAAGTCTGGACCATTTTGTTCAATTTGTGCAAGTTCCCAACGGAATGCAGCATCCTTTCTTAATAAATCAAGGTTGGCTAAAATTTCTTTGTCACTCCATCCAAGATATTTCTTTAATGCAAGAGTATTTGAAACAAAATCGTTTTGACTCATGTTATTAAAATTGTCATATTTTAATTGGAAAATTTGTTGTTCTCTTAGTGCAAAAAACTGACTAGGTTCCACAAATTTTACTTGCAAATCTTCTTCCCGTAAATCATATTGTTCCCACCATGAAGTCATGTCGTTTTTAACATCATTCAAGTTGTTTTCTTGTTCTTCAATTATAGATATTTGTTCTGATAAATTTTCGAAGTTTTCTAGGTAAACTTTTTTCTGAACATCAACTGTTTCAAAAATATATCCTGTTTCTATTCCAGAAATTATTCTTTCGCAATTTTCCAATTCTTCCATAATAAGATTTTTCTTATTTTGTAATTCTTGGAAATTTTCTTCAATTTTATCGTTGATCTCTTCACATACCATGTCATAATAATCCCAACATTTATTATGGAAATTGTCTTTATAAATTTGCGATACTTGAAAACTATTTGCTGGTTGTTTTTTATCTATTACATAATCAATGTTTAACTTTTTCGCAGTTTGTAATAGTTTTTTACCTTTTAATTTCAAATGAACAATAAACGATTTTTTAATTGCTGCTGCCCATAATTTTTGCATGTTAATAATATATTCTGCAAAACATAATTCTTCACGGGTAATACTTTCACCATCTGAAAATGCGGTTTCTGAATTTAAACGTGAAAGAGGAACTTTTAAACTTTGATACAATTTTTGTACAAAAAAGTTTAATATTTCTAAATTGTCTGGACTTGCTTTTCCTCCTCCAACACTTTTTACATCACTAGCCTTTCCACCTTCACGAACAGGAAACCAATAATTCTCCAACATGCCTTGTGGATCATAAACATTTTCAATACGTCCATCTTGTGCAATAGTTTTTTTGCTCCAGAATTGACTCATTAAACGTTTCATGTATTGTTCTGCTTTACTTGGTTGCATGTTTCCTACATCCACTGTAAACACTAATCTTTCAGGAGCACGAACAAGCATGTATATAACAGTTGCATCTTCGATTAATGACAATTGACGATATGGACGATGTGCATATGATAAAACGGGTAGTTTATATTTTTTGCCGTCACTCCATTGATTATTTGCAACATAAGTTAGTTGCTTTTCGTTCATAAACAATATTTGATGTTTATTATTGGAGCCATATGAACTTTGTGCAGTAAAATTCCCCCATTGAAACGGATACATATCAGGAGATTTTGCTCTTAATAAAAAGCAATCAATTAATTCGTTATCTAAATCATAATATAATGGATCACAGCGTTCGGCAGCAATTCTAGTAACTCCAATTATTCCTAATTCGGGTTTTTGCATGGATACAATGTTTTCAAAAAATAATTCTCCTTCGACCAACCAATCACGAATAAATCTTGATCCTTTTTCATCAAATTTAAATATTTCAATAAATTTATAAAATTCTTCTTCGATAAGAGTTTTGACTTCACTATTATGATCCCCGTTTAATCTTAATTTTAAGAAATGACCTTTGTCATCATCTTCGAAAAATTCATTGCATATTTCTGTTAATGCTCTTTCGACTTCGCTGAAATTTGACATTGAACGATAATCATCAATTCGTCTTTTTTTATCATCTGATGATGAATTATACATTAACTGATGATAATACATATTGGAGATTTTTGACCCTCCGTTAGCATTTTCTAAATCATAGTCATATTTGTTAGTTACCGATAATCTTTGAACTCTTTTTTCTTTTGATAATGATGAATTGTCGAATATTTCGTAGCGATCATTCTTTTTTTGTACATCATCATCACCGAAAAAACTTCGGATATGAGGCAAAGATTTTATCAAACGATCAGTTGAATTCATAATTTTATTTATACTGTGGGGTGCGTTATTCAAACTTTATCGAATTTAATATGGTATTAGCCGGAATGAATTTTTCGATTTCTTCCTCAATGTAATTTTTAACAACGGTTCTAATGTTTTCGTCATTTGAAAAATTATTCACTTTGATATTAAAGTAGTTGGATTTAAATCCTTTGTATCGGTTCAAATGAAATGAATCAATTTCTTCAATCATTGTAATTTCAGGAGTTTTAATATAAAGATTAATTGGTTTCCAATTAGAATAATAATGATTTAAAGACAAATTAAGCATTTCAAAATCGTTTAATGTTTTATTATATAATTTAATATCGCTAATTTCGCCGTTAAAAAATCCTGTTCCTAAAATTGATTTTTCTAAATTTTTTGCACCTAATTTTCCGCTAATTCCTCCAATTATAAATGGAGTAGATTTGTAACTATAATCTATTTTATAATTCCCTGTTAAGGTTTTAGAATTTTGTAAAAGACCATTTACATATAATTTAATTATTGTAGAATCTCTTTTATACTCGGTGGAAAAAGCTAAATGTGTCCACTTGTCAGCATATTTAGTTGATGAGTGCAGTTGAATTATTTTTTTGGAATCTCCGCATTTCAAACCTAATTTTACAGAAAATGCGGGATTTTGCTGACTAATAATTTTGTCGTCCACAATTTCATATTTTCTTCGGCAATCAAAGCCGCAGAAATCACCTTTTATATTCAATTGAAATTGTGAACATTGTTCTCCCACAAATAATGGAACCAAATCAATTCGTCTAACTACTCGACCATTTTCATCCAATACAATAATATATTTTCCAGCATTGAATATTACCCACAATTCCAGCGTTTCAGAGTTATTTTGATATTTTTTGACAAAGCCCATTTCTGCACTAAAATCATTAAAGGATAAATCAAGAGATTTAGTGAATAATATTTTCCCATTACTATCTAATTTAATTATTTGATTATTTTGTAAAACCCATATATTATCATAATTATCTATTTTTACAGTAGTCGGTTTGTCAGTAAAATGTAAAACTCGTTCTCCGTTTATGAATAATGTTGGTCCAACAAACTTGACAATTTGATTTTTACTATTAACTGTAAAGAATTCCGCAGAGTCAAATAGCACATTATCATTTAAGTCAATATCAAAATTAGAAATATATGAGGAAACAGAAACTGTTGATAATGAGTTACCACTAGAATCAAAAGAAGATAATGTTTTTGAATAATTATCAAATAAGAATACTGAATTATTAGAATCACATTCTATTTTAGTAATGTCTGCGGTAGCAGGTAATTCAATAGTAGTAATAACCAAATCATCATTTTCTATTTTATAAACATTAGAGTTTAATGAATCGTATATCCAACGATTACCAAATAAATCAGTTTTAATGTAATCTATATCTATAGCTGAAAGATTTAAATCATTTTTCAAATCTTTTTCAAAAACTTTATATCCTTTATAATTTAATGCAAATAAATTATTAGATTTCGTAGGAATGGATATTAAATTATTAGGAGTTCCTGTATTATAAAACAAACCATAACCAGATTCATTATTATAATTTCCAAAAAATTGAGAATCCACATTCTTATTCCAATTATTAGAGAATGCCCATAAACCAAGCGTTAAATTGCTTTCTATGAATAAATTATCTTCAGGTGGAACGTGTGCATGAACTGTTCCATCTAATTTTAATGAATTGGATGATAGTGGATAATTGCCTACAACATATCCAATAATTTTTCCATCATCTGATTTGAAATTTTTATTCCAACTACTAAAAGATAATTGTAGATTAGAAGAAAGAGAATTAACGAATGTATAGTTTCTTTCACTTCCATATCTTAAATACACAAACTTTTCTTTTTCTGAAAGAACTTTATTTGATGAAACATCAAAAACATACGTAAAAGAATTGGAAGAATTGTTCTTTTGTGAGATAAATGCATTTCCTTGTGTTACAGTATTTGGATCATACCATCTTTCCATCCATATTTTTTCTGAATCTGGATTTACGTTTTGTGATGATAACCATAAACATAAAAGCGTTCCATTATTAAAAACATTTTTATTTTCTGTTCCGTTATTAGTATATTTTCCATATTCACTAGTATCGAAAAAGATAACATCAGAATTTAATGGACAATTTCCGCCAAATGCTCCATTTTTGATAAATTCACTATTTTGGATTTTAACATCAGGAATATTATAAGAATTGAAAACTGTGTTATATTTGTCGGGAATTATTTCTACAGGTATTTTATCAATTCTAAATTGTAAAAATATTGAATCATTTAAATCATAAATCTTTTCATATTTTTTATAATTTTCAGTTGTAGAATATTGTTCATCATTTATACTAATTTTTGTTTTTAAAGGAATTAAATTAAAATTAGAATCACGGTCAATTATTCCAAGAAATTGTGTATTATCAAATGCAGAAGATGTTTGAGAGAAATTATTAATTACCCAATTATACTTGGTTGTAAAATCTTGAAACTTGGAACCATAATACTCTCCTCCGTATCCTTGAAGAGAATTCATATAACATGATAATTGTGTTACACTTGTTAAAAATGTAAAATAACTATCTTTAAAATAGAGAGATGTTACATATTTAGAAAACTCTGGATATGACAAATCAAGACTAGTCGAATAATCAGTCGTTTCTACACTAGATACTCTTCGGTCGCTATTTATAAAATTCAGAGTTTCTGATTTATAAATTGAACTTAATGCATATACAAGAGTAGCAGAAATTGGTTCGGTCATTTTAATTATTTACTGTATGAGAATTAGTAAATTAATTGATAATATGTTTTATCCCATGCACTCAATGGTTTAACACCTTCGGTCCAAGTCTTATTCCATGTACTATTTGGGTACTCATTAAATACTCCTCCCGCAGAGTTTCCTACTGGAAGACCAAATGTTATTCCTCTAGTATAAGATGCTATGCTGAAATACCCAACTGTTGGGAATCTTCCTTTGTTAGGAATTGTTGCGATATCTTGTCCATAAGGTAAATCTCTTATTGCATATTGAGCATAAGTTGCTACATTTCTTACATCCAAACAAGTCATATAATTATTAGGATAATTCATAGCAGCATACAATGATTCGCCTTCAAAAGTTGTTCCTAATGCGATTAATGCACTATAACGGAATAAGTATGAACCTAATCCTCTATACTGCACTTGTATAGGCCAAATACCTGGTCCCGGAACTCCACCCGGAAGTTGATAAGGATGAAATCCAGAAGTTGCTGGTACAAATGCGGCATCTTTAAATTGGTTAACATATCCAAAAGTTTCGTTAAGCATTTGATATGCTATGGAAGGTGGAGCAGTTTGTGGCATAAATTGCGGATCACCATTTAAAAATTGGTCTGCATCTTTCATTTTTGCATCCATTAAACGGGTACTATCAATATTACTAATTCGAACCATTTCTGATCCATTATTATTAGTTCCAACATATATTCCAATTCGCATTCCTTCTAAGTGGATATTTTCCACTGTAGTTCCTACTCCACCATATAACATAATTCCGATTAAAGGCCAAGTACGAGCATATGGATAATTTACGCTGCTAACAGTTACACTTCTTGCAGTAGTACAATCAATAGTTCCTTCTTTTACTTTACAGGAAAAAGTGTTTTTATTTAGGAAAATTGGAATTGATCCTCTTCTTCCAGATTCTTTTATCCAGAAATTTTGAATAGATAATCCGTTTACCATACCACCATCTTGTTTATATACTGCACCCGAATCACTATTATTAAATTCATCATACATACCACCTCCAATTCCCATTCCAGAGAATCCTTGAATATCAACATCTTTAATTAGAGTCAATTCTTCAACAGATGCAACCCAAGAAATACCACTAATACGTTTTGTAGGATTGTTTATCATTGCCCACGTTCCAAGTATTGTCATTCCCTCAACACCACTCCAATACCGAGCATATGCATCAGTCGGACCCCAATAATCAGGAATTCCTCCACCAATCCATATAATTGCATCCGCATTTTCAACAGTATCCATTTCAGAATCTGCTGTTATAGGAGATGCAATACCACCATCCGTTCCAGTAAAACTCATTCCGCTTAACACAAATGAAGTTGTACTATCTGCTCCTACAATAGCCCATTCTCCCGAATATAAAGGAGAATTTGTTATTCTTACTCTTCCACCTGATAAAAAGTCTAATGAACCACCTTGAGTTGTTAAAAATCTCACGCCATTTGCTACAGGACCAGCACTAGTAAAGAATGTAGTTCCTTGATATTTAATAAAATCATTCCAATAACGGAAACGAGTAGTGGATTTCCAAGTAAAAGAAGTCCATAATTTACTAGCATGTATTCTTGTTGCTCCTGATCCTGCTCCTTTAAAACGAATTGCTAAGTTTGTACCATCTAACGGTCTTCCCACATAATAATCTCCTGCTGCAAAGCTAATAGTTCTACCAATACTAAATGAACTATTAGCAGTTCTTATTGCACAATTTATAGCAATATCATGTCGTCCGTCATCTACATTACTTCCTTGTAATCCCCACCATTCAGGGTATAATTCAGAATTTTTAAATGTTCCTAATATATCTCCTGCACTCCAATTGTCAAAAATTTGAACACGACTTGCTAAAACTTCACCTTGTATAAATAAACGTACTGCACCGTTTCTGACAAATTTATATCCATTGAAATTGATTGAACAACGACGTGGAATAGTATAATCTGCTACAGTGTTATCAAAATATATGTCTGCTCCTAAAATAATAGTGTTAACACTAGGATTGGCGACCGCAATCTTTAATTCACTGTAATTAGCAACAAATGCGTTTGAACCTCCTGACCAATAAGTTGATAATGCTAATATCTGAGTAGACAAGGTGTTAACATTTGAATAAACCGTTGTACTTTTTTCTAAATTAGTAAAAGATATTCTCGCAAATCCTTGAGCACCGGATAAAGAGTTATTTTTTCTTATTAATATCTGATCGCCAGATGTTAATGCTGACGAACTCTGGAGACTTGAAAAGTTTACTAACTGAGACATATAATTTTATTTATCCTTTCTATCTTTTTATGCAATTATGTTCCGATAAGTCCTAAAGAGTTTTTTTCTATTTTTACTGAATAATCTGCTCCTAGTGTAGTGGTTCCATCATCAAGTGCAAATATTTCTGAAAAATCGAGAAATGTAAAAATATACGGATCATAGTTAAATTCATCATCAAGTAATTTTTTGAAAATTCCTTTATAATTTCCAAATGAATAATGAATAGTTCCATCAAGTATTTCGTTTAAATCTATATTCTTAGTTTTATCATATTTATATACATCATACGAAGACAATTTAACTTTGTCTTTATACACAGTAAAAACCATTTTATTAATAAAGGCAGAATCACTATTTTCTGTTTGAAATGCAATATATAATTTATTTTTACTAAACTTAGCAACTGGAATTGAATTTGTTTTAAATGTATAATTTGAAAATGAATTAAATTCAGTTATATCTTCAAGTTTGGGATAAACAGGTTTTACAGAATGAGAATTGATATTATAATTATAAATCAATGGAATCGTATTACCATTATTCATTTTTCTCGTTCCAACTAATAATACATTTTTATATCTTGAATCTAAAAATGAATCTATATAAAAATTGCCGTTTGTTTCATATGGATTGTCACTTCCAGTATCACCAAAATTCACAGTTAATCCATTTTTAATTTTTTCAATACTTTCTGTATTATAATCAAAAGAGGTTTTTTCAATTAAGATTAAATTATAATTTTTGGAATTATCTTTCACTTTTAAATTAAAGAAAAAAGAATCGAAAAATACTTTTAAATCTTGTACTCCTTGGTTAGTATATGAGTTGGTTAAGATTTCAGCGAGTGTGTTCATACTCTTTATTTATACACTTTCATAAGAACCCCCGACTATTATAGCATCACCTGCATTCCATACAACAGGCGTTCCGCTCATAACTGGAATAGAAGTTGCTCCAGTGTTGTTATTAACTATAATTGAAAATTTATCTGTTAAACCTGCATACGTTCCGACGCCTGTACCTTGATACCATCCAAAACCATTATCCAATAATGCAGCATTTAATAAAATAGCATCCGGATTAACTGCACTAAAAGGTAAGCTAAATCTCCATACTTGACCTGGTGAACCATATGTAGTAGTGCTTCCTGCACTCCATTTTATGTTTACAAAAACAGTTTTCCCTATTTTTCGACATCTTCCTAGTAATGTTCCGTCGCCAATTACAGGGGATGTTCCTCCTGCTGCCGTCCATTCTACATTATATGCTGACCAACTTTGATTAGCAATACTAGTTAAATCTGATTCAATTCCATCAGCAGTTTTAGCATATATTTTATTATCAGTTTTAGCAAATAATGCTACATTACCCGATGTAGGAGTTGTTGAATTATTAGTTCCCTGAAATACTATTTGATTACTAACTGCGGCAATTCCTGATACACTAAATCGTGCATTATTTAAAATAGGAACATTACAACCAACATTTACTGTGGAATTTACCACCACAAATGTATTTGTATTCACAGTTCCCATTGTTATTGTATCATTTGCATCTGACCTTACTTCAAATATAGGCAATCCTGCAACATCATTAATTGATAATAATGTTCCAGTTGTTTCTTCTGTAACACTATAAATTATTCCGCTTCTACCTTCAATAGACATTCGGTTTGTACTAGAAGTGGTAGGAACTTTAGAAACTATATTTAATCCTCCAAAATTATCAAAAACTAAACGTGAACTTGCAGTTAATGAAGGAAAAGTTGATGATCCTGCGGAGTCATTACTAAAAGATATAATTGCAGAAGCAGGAGAAATTAAAAGGTTAGCCATTTTAATTATTTATTCTCTATTTTAGAGATTGTAACGGATTCTTCCTGCATTATAATTTTGAAGAATTTCTGCTGGAGATAATATTCTGTTATATATTCGGAAAGATCCTGCATACAATGTTGCCCACGATCCATCATTTCCGTTATATCTACCTAATTCTCCAATTCCACTATTGAATGTTCGGAATCCTACTCCTTCTGTTCCTGCAATTTGTGATAAACTTTGAGATATTCCATTAATATAAATTTTATTATTAGTATATGACACATCACTACGCATTTCAAATACATAATGTTTCCATACTCCGTTTAAAGAAGCATTGGAACAGCCATATAAATCACTATTTCCTGTGTTAAAGCCTATAGCATTTAATCCACCATGATTCATAACACTATAAAAATTCCAAGAAAAAGGAATGTATACACTTCCAGCAAAATTAAACCGTGCCCATAAATCAATTGTTGCAACTGTTGTTAAATTTGGAGCATAGATGCTGGCATAATCATTTGATCCATCAAATAAAATATAACTGCTATTGAGATTTAATGCACTTCCATTATTATAAGTTGGACCTCCGGATAAAGGCACATTATTCCCTAAACCGCTTCTATCATACCACGTTGCACCAGTTCTTGGATATGATCTCGGATCTTCTGCATCTAATGCTAATACTAAACCATCAGAGACTATACGAGGATTGATTATTAAGGACATGGTAATTCAATTTGTAATTTTGGGACATCTTTTCTTTCTCCACAAATAATAAAATTATATTCACCCTTTACTCCACCAATTTTTATAAATTTGTTATTTTGCTCTTTTACAACAAGATTTTGAAATTTTCCAACTGGTGTTAAAGTAACTGTTACTGAATCTTCATGAACAAGATTTTCCCAATAATCAGGAAGAATTAATATTTTATCTGCACTCTTTCCTCTGTATATAACTCCCCATTCTGGAGATTCTACTGCACCGTGTTGTAAATTCTTGGTTTTATCATTTGGATGAGGAATTAAGAATGCTTTAGTTGATGCAGATAAATGACCACCTACCGAAAGTGAATTCGGAACTGTTGCATTTTGATTAACTTTGAATGGTAATAAATTAACTGCCATATTATTATGTAGTTGTACCTGAATAAACCGCAGTTCCATCAATTACTACATTTGTATTATTGCTTACTGCTGAAACTGCTAAAACTATATTACCCCCTGACGAAAATAAATCGACATCCACTAATTGTGATGTTCCTGTTCCATCTACAATTCCATACACTGTACCTTTTATAATGTCTAGACCTGTATTGCCTGTTCCTAATACATTAAACACTGTATGAGAAGTTGTTCCTTGAATTAAGGTAACTGTCATATTAACGGATTGAAGATTTGTTTTAGGGAAAGTTGCAATGTTATTTCCGCTAATATTAGCAATTCCTACAAAAGTATCACGGCGAGTATGATATCCTCCGGTGTTATTTATACGTAACTCCGGAACTGTCATCCAGAGCGAACTATTTGTTATACTAACGCTAATTCCATCATCTAATAATACACTATCACTTAATGCATTAGTTCCACTTGCTTTAGGAATGCGTCCAGAGGTCATACTTCCATTCACTAATGTTGACCCCCAAATTCTAGAATCTGCATTTCTTGCACCTAACGTTCCTCCAGTTCCACTTACCACAAGACTATTAGATGTTGAATTGGACGGCAAACCTGATAGAGTAATGTTTGATGCTAATATATTTCCGCCAACATTTAATAACTGAGTGGTAGTGGTCGTCCCTATACTTACTATTCCATTATTATTGAATAATATTTGTCCTCCTTCTGCATCAACAAATTGTGCTAATGGTGTAGAACCTGATTGACGAACAAATAATGCAGGACCAGTGCCAGTGTTTACAACAGATAATGCACTAGTCAATGATACCATTGTATCTAAAAATGTTAGATTTCCTTGAACGGATAAATTACCCGCAATTGTTGCATTATTACTGATTAATATATTAGCAAATGTAGGTGAGTCAGTAGTACCTAAATTAGTAAGATCAATAGTGTCAACTCCTCCATTTATTGCATTTATCTGTAATAGTCCTTGAGTGCCTGAACCTATCGAAGTGATAAATTGTCCTGAATTTGAATTATAACTAGTATATACACTATCCCATCTAGTTGAAGAAACTGATAATACGTTTAGTGCTATGTTTGAAACGTCCCCCGATCCATTCGCTGAAAAAGATCCTGTAACATTTCCTCCTGCAAATGTAAAAGTTCTGGAATTAGCCCATGTACTTGCAGTAGTTGCATTTCCAATTAATGCACCCACAAAAGTTGTTGCACTAACTGATCCGAAAGTCGGATTAAAACTAACTCCAACGGTTACTGGTCCTCCAGTTGGTTTATATGCTGCTGCACCTGTTAAATTTGATCCAAATGTCAACATCGAATCACCTGTAGACCCTGACAATGCCGCAGAGAAAATAGTTAATAAGTCAATACCACCTGATAAAATTTTACCAGTTGTATTCATTCCCGTTCCATCAGTACCCGGTGCGAAAAAAGCACCTTTTTCACCATATATTCTACCTTTGGTACGAAAATCATTCGTTAAATTTATTGCCATAATTATATTTACTTATATATTCAAAAGAAATTCGTGCGGATTCCTTTGAACGTTTTATCACTCATACTTCCAATTAAACTAATTGCAGTCAATGAAACAATTGTTCCATTTGTATATCCTCCATATTCTACCATTGCATTAGTTGATGTGAATAATGTTCCGTATTCTGAAACTGCTACTTCTATTCCATCACTAAGAACATTTATTTCACTATAATGAGTTTTATTCAAAACAGCGTCATTTACTTCGATTGTATATTTGCATGACTTGAATTCATTTAAATTATATGAATCAACTGTTCCATAATTAACTAAAGTTGATGTAAAAAATGGAGAAATTGGACGCAAATTCATTTCCAAATAATGAGTTGTGCTACTTCCATCAGAAGTTGCCAACATATAAATTTTTCCATTTGCTAATTTAATTGTTGAACTTTGTTTTACTATATTCGGATTCCATTCGTATGAGATATATTCTTGAAGAGAATTTTTCGTGCTATCAATATTAGAATATAATGTTTCGTATACAACAGTTGAAACAGTGTTTGTTGTAATAACATTATTATTCCAAATTGCAGAATATGATCCAATTATTGTGTTTAATCCAGATATATCAGTTGCACTAGGAGGCACAATTCTCCAATCCGTCGAATTACTTCCAATTTTTTCGTATCGAATATATGGTCCGCTTCCAACAGAATTATCTAAAAAATAAGAACCTATTGATGCATTCTGACCACTAATTGTTGGATTAAACGAACCGAAAATAACAACTTGTCTAAGAGGTAATTCAGTTTGTACAAATTCTTGAAAGGTAGCCATAAATTAAATAGTTTCTTGAGTTAAAAACGATGCTGTGCCGCCGATATTCTGATTTACAGCTACACGATCTAAATAAAATATGGCATCTCCATTATTATTTACTACATTTAGTGATGATAAACTAACTATTGTAAATCTTGAAGGAATGTTAATTCCGGTATTAATATCAGGATTTAAGATTGTTCCATTCGGAATTGCTGATAAAGTCACCGTTCCTCGAAAAGATTCATCTCCTGTAACTTTAGATGAATCTGCAACGCGAGTTCCAATTCCAACTGTTCTTGAAAGTGATGAAAATGTTAAAGTTCGAATTACATAACCACCTAATACATAATTAGAATTTCCATTTATAACAGATGTAACAGTATTAGCTTTGTTGGTTGCAACTAAGTTATTCCAATTAAATGTTCCTTTATTATCGGTATCTTGAACTTGTAATGTATTTGTAAAAGTTTTAGCATTTGTGGAATATGTCCAAGAACTTATTAATGTTCCGCCACCCACACTTTCTGTTAATGATGGAGCATTTAATAATCTTTGATTCGACGTTATTGTAATTGTATATTGTTGCGAAGATGTTCCATTTGTTCCTCCGGAACGAAGACGAGAAGACGGTTCAGATACTGTTATAGTTGCAGGAATGTCGGCAATATCAACAATATTATCAGAAGTTGCAGATTTATTATTTTCTTTTCTTGTTACCGTTAAACGATAGTTAGTTACACCACCATCTCCAGCAACATTGTAAGTTCCCGGATTGTTACAAGTTGCGCTTTTATACGAATTATATGTTGAAGAATCTATAATAGTTAAATTGTTATTAGGAGAAGAATAAAAATATATTGGATCATTTCCCTGATTTGAAACAGTTAAAGAAACTGTTGCATTTTCTGTTCCTTTTAATGCAGTTTGTGTATTTGGATAAGTTACGCTAAATGCTCCAAAGGTAGGAGAAACATTATTAACAAAAAGCGTCTCACTACTGATTACATAATCCCCATATGTTCCAAATGAATTTTTTGCTCTCAATCGAACTGGAAGAGTTAGCAAAGAATTAGTAGTTGTTGCAATAGTTATATTAATTGTTGCTGAATTACTAACAGTAGTAATGGAATAATTCTGAGATGTTGATGCATAAATATTATTTGATGCAAAAGTTTGAATTTCCGCCGCATCATCTGAATCAAATTCTACTGTCATGGAAATGGAGTCGCCATTTTTTAATTCAGTTTGAGTTCCCGGATATAATCCAAAAGTTACATTAGTTATTTGCGGTCCAGCACCTAATAAATCTATTCTTAAATTTTTTTCATAATTTTCTAATTTCAGAGGAATTATATTAATTCCGGTTTGTAATAATACTGGAATTGTTGCAGAAAATCTTCGTGTAAAAGAAGTGGTTCCTAAATAATCTATAGAACTTAATGGAACTGCATTTCCGTTGACAAATGGTTGACCCATCCATTTGTCAACAGGTCCATCCCAATGTATTGATAAGTTTGTCGGAGTCGTATCTGTAATTGCAGATAATAAAACCATATTTAAGGGTTTTACTGTAGAATCGTATGTTTTAAAAACAACTCCATTCGAAATATTTGTAGGAATTATTAATGAAGAATTATTAGTAACTGTATTCCATGTACTACTCAAATCTTTAACAACTGAATACGTGTTATCCCAATATCCTGAATTATATGATACAACATTGTATGTACTATCCCAATATCCTGAATTAGAGAATACGATTCCTGTAATGATGGCATCAATACTTCCACTGCTAATTACTAGTGATGATAAACTAACACTGTTTCCATTTGAAATAGAAAGACGAAAATTGGAAGGATTATAAGTTAAATTTTGATACCAATTTGCGGAGTTGTCTTCTACTGTGGTATAAATTGCTTGAAATTCTGTACTATTGATAAAAACCGCACAAACCGCAGATGTAAAATTAGTTATATCTGTGGCTAAATGCGTGTGAGGCATTTTTTTAATTTCTACCTTCTGACAATTTGGAAGCATAAGAGTATTTATAATAAATACAATCTAAGTAACAGTATGGGAATTATACAATCTTTATTATATGTTATAAATCTAATAAAAGAAATGCTCGACTTCATAAAACAAGAAGTCGAGCATTCTAAGAGAGAAAAAGAGAAAAATAAATTAGATGATTTAAAGAAAAAGATCGAAGAAGATGTTAAAAATGGAGATATATCATCAATAAATGATAAAAATCAATTTTAATTACTCAAAGTCTTTTAAATTAAATATTTTAGATTTTTTATGAATATACTGAGTAAATTTTGATGTTAAAAACCAATACCATTTTTCAGGTTTTTCAGGAGTTACATTATTACCATAACCATCAGTTATAATAAACACTGCTTTTGGATACTTGATTTTATCTTTTTTAATAATTTCTTGAATTTTAGATTCTATAATACTAAAACTAGTTCCTCCTCCACCATAAATTCTTTTGGTTTCTAGGGATGTTTCCTCTACCCTTGTATCAAAACAGAATAATCTGATTTTGAATTTTTTAGGATTTAAACTTTTTGCTGCTGCAAAAAATCGGTTTCCTAAACTTATACAAGAACCTGAAGTGTCTAAAAAGAAGAAAACAGAAATCATATCCTTTTCTTTGAAATCGTTGAATATTTTTTGCGATGAAGGCAAATTAATATTATCAGGAATAACGTTAATATAGCGGTTATTAACTCGCTCCCAACGTTCTTCAGTGTCGAGAGTATGCTTTATATTATTATTCTCCCATTTTTTAATAACAGTTTCCCATTTTTTCTTTGTTACTTTTTTAGCATTTACCGAATGATAACTTCCTGTACCCGCTCCAGCAATTTTTTCTAAAGCATCGGACAATTCTTTTGGTATATTTTTTCCAGTTAAATTACCAGATATTAATATATCAGTAATTCCTTCATCGTTCATTTGATTTTTAATTTCTTCCAGTTCTTCATCACTCAGAACAAAGTGTTCATCCATTCTGAATAATTCATTTTTACATGGATTTTTAAGAAGAAGATTAAAATAATATTCAGTAGTTTGTTTTTTAAGAACAGTTATATCTTTGAACACTGTGTCTATCCAACATCCCTTTTTGCCTATTCTTTCGTCTAGTAAGTTTCTATCGAATCCGAATGAATCACATAACATTTCATTAATAACAATATCCGCAGCAACATTAATATCTTCAAATGTTTTTTTATTTAAATGTTCTTTGAATCGAAGACCATGGTCAAAAACTATATGACTCATTTCATGACAAATCAAAAACGATTTGTTATAACTATTTAATGACTCCCAGAATTTGGAATTAATTAAAAATTGAATACTGTTCCCTTCTTGGTCAAAAGAAATTGCCGCAGTTTCTAAGTTTGGAAAATCATCAACTAATGGTTCACCAATATCCCAGAATGCACGAAAGAAATAATGAAAATTTTGTAATTCTTTCGCTATATCTAATTTTTCAAGAATCTCCATAATTATCAGAATATTGGTTCGCGTTGGGAAAAATCAATTCCTGCAATTTGCAATGTGGTTCGTATAGTATTGATTTTTTTCAATAAATCTTCTGGAACTATTGCATGATTAGCTGTTGTTCCTATTGTATCATACAAATCAACAAACTTTTTGAATTTGTCCGCATGATTCAGTTTATGTATATTGTTCATTACTATTTTGACCAAAAGTTTCATTTTTTCAGAATCTAAAGTTCGCGTTGCGAATAATAATGTTGAACCGAGAATATTTTCAAAATTATAATTATTTATAGATTTTATTGTTGCATGTTGCATACTCATTAATGATGATATTACAAAATTAATGATTAAGTAAGGGTTTCCTTTTTCTGCATTAGCAAAACAACGTTCTAATCTACCCAACAATTCTTTTCGATGATTTGTATTCAATTTAATTACGGAAGGATCAAACTCTCTATAAGACAACCATGAGTTGAAATGATAACTATTTGAGAAATTATCACCTCCGGAAGACTTACCTGCTATTTTTGGTAAGTTTTTGGTAACTTCGTCAATTGATAAGAAATTAGTTATCGTTTCATTTGAAGGGACAAATTTTTCTGTTTGTAATATTTTTATTATTGAACCAATTTTATAATTATTATCGGTTTTAATTGCATCATCTACAATATCTTTATAAAATTCATCATTAGAGATGTATTTATAAATTATATAATTTTCGAAATTCGTGTTTCCTTTCATTTCTTGAGAAACAAATTCTTTGTTGATATATTTCCAATATTTCCAATATTTGGAATTTTGTAATTCATTTTTACACTTTAAGAAATTATCATCATTGGATAAAAATTCTTTCATAGCATCGTCAGTTGGATTTTCTAACAATTGCTTAATTTTCACAACAGTTTCGTCAGTTGATAACTGTTGAACTAAATCCCGAACATTAGCAGATTCTGGCAATAGATATTTGATATCCAACCCTTTTAAGAAACTTTCACCAATATAATCAAGACGACGAGGACTAAGAATTTTCAGTGCTTCTTTTGGTTGCTTTGCCCACCAATCACAAAGAATTTTTGCCTTATAATCACCATATTTTTTCTTGAAAAAGCTGAGACTTGGAGAATTAGGCAACTCAACAATAATATGAAAACGATCTAATTGTGCAGGGTCTAATTCCTCGACATCATAATCTGCATCTTCTTCCTCTTTTTTTGCAGGATTTACCGCACCCCAAATAATTTTAAGATTTGGGAATTTACGACCGTTAATACTTTTGAATTGTTGAAGTTCCAAAAGAGCATTCCGAACCGTTTTATGGCAGTTATGTACAAAAACACCTGCACCTAATAGGAAATTATGATATTCGTCAACTGTGAAATCATACACATCTTCGATTCCATCATCCTGAATCGAAATAACTCTATGATTCATTAAGGGATTTTCATTAATATATTTTTTATAATATTCCACGAAATCATCGAACGAATTATTGAAATAACGTTTAATAGTTCGTATTTTTAATAAGTGTTTTTCATAAGAAAAGATATTTTTATTATTATTTAGTATATCTTGATATTCAGTTTCAGTTATTTCTAATTTATTCGTAATATTATATAATACCTTACACGTATGGTGTAGATGCGTTTTTTGTATTGCTTCTTTTCTATTAATCTTTGAGAATTTTTTCTCCTTCCATTGTTTGATTGCTCTGGCACTAGCGGATTGACGCATTTCTTCCGTCCAAACCTTTTTCAAAGATTCACTTAATTTTGTCAAATATAATTTTTTGTTTTTATTACGTGTTCGTAATGAATTATTCAATGCTTTTTCTTTACTCGCATCAGTTCCCAAAGTTTTTTCCCATAAATCAGGATGTTTTCGATGACTGCTTTTTCCGCCATTAGCAGATGTAATATCTGAGAATGCGTGGAGAAGCATATGTTCTTCCCTAGTCATTTGGATTATATTATTTGGATTGTTATTATATTTGTCATGATCAACATGATGACGACTCACATGTTGTTTATCTATATTGGAATATTTCTGATTTTTTATGTTATATTCATCCGCAAGCCAATATGTATATTTCCATGAATTTTCTATAGTAGATTTAACTTCTTCATAACCTTGGCGATTGTATTTCTTATACATTGCCATTAATGAATCATTGGGACGTAAATCTTTTGCTTCACGGTAAACCATGTCAGAACATAAAAATTTATGATTTTTCGTACAACGGATAATCGAACCATCATCAAGTGTCACTTTAACAATTTCTGCATTTTTCTGTGTTATAGAGCATGAATGACCTCTTCCTACAGCAGTTTTGTTATTTTGTATATCATAAGAATATACGAAAAACTCGTCCTTTTCTACTAATTCTTTTATAGGAACAGAATATCCATCAACTAATTGAATTTGGGTGTCACCAACAAAACAACGGTTCCATTCATCGCAAAAAATAGCTTCAACATCATCATCCAAATTCTCAGGAAGAATAAATTCCATTTTATCCTTGCCTGTAACTTCATCTTTTTTTGCTCGGGGAATGCCCAATAAATGAATCCAAGGATCTAATGTTGCTCCACTAAAATAGCTATATTTTATTTTATTTCGTTTGAATGTGTCTAAAACTTGATGACTTTTGCCCACGCCCTTTTCCCCGATTAACAATACATTCATTCCAGTTTTCACCCATTGATCCAAGAGATTATCATTTAATTTACATGTATGGAATTTTATCATAGAGAAATCTACATCAAAAATTGCTTTTGTAAAGAAAAAACTGTAAATTTCACTCCAAATCCGCTAAACTTATATTTCCAAGAGTCATTAATTCTTTTATTTTTGATAAGATTGCGGATTTATCTGGTTCTGAAACATCAGAATATAGATATGTCATATCGGTATAATCTATAACAAAAGGATCAAAGAAATCCGCGATAATCAAGCCATTCAAATAAGGAAATTGCCAAACAGTCCAACTATAATGTTCTGGGGAATTAACTGGATATGGATTTTCGACTCGACCACAACGATTGGAATCTTCTGTTAGTTTTCCATAACCGCAACTATTAACTGCAATAATATCCACGAATCCATCTCCACTTGCAGGAGGAAGTGAGAAAGTAATTGTATCATCTGATTTTTGAAATTCTTTAACAGGATAACCATAAAAAGAATCTAATGCAGAAAACGGTTTATACTCATTTAACGGATACATAGCATCACTTGATCCACTTAAAAATATTGCATTTACATTATTCAAACTATAACCTTGTAGAGTTATATTTGGTGTTTTTCCTTCCACGATATAATAAGGAGAAACATAACGAAGAACAGGTCGTCCAGTAATTGTATATGAATCTGTATTCAAGTTTGAAGAATAAAGAATTAAATCATCATAATTACAATAAAATTTATCAGTAAAAATATAATCCGTGTTTATTAAACAAATCGGTTTTGAATTGGATGGACTAGTTGAAAATAAATATCCTTTTATAGTAAATGATGAACTTGCTGTTATTCTGTATGGCGGATCAGTAGGCGTTTGATTTTTTGCAGGATAATCAACTGATAAATCTCCTTTCCATAAAATTTCAGTTCGTAATTCTCTACCAGATTTTGGTTCCTGCCAAGAAATTATAGTATATGGGTTCGAATAAACGCTGAAATTTTGAACAATTTGATCAATATCTTCTTGATACTTTGCTAAAATAGTCATTTCCACTTCTATATTCCATGGAACAACTTTAGCATTTACAAATGTACCATCACTGTTTTTGTAAATTAAATCATCTATTTTATTCTTAACTCGTTCATTATCCCGACTTTGATTTTTTACTTCAACTGCGACAATTGGAAGACGAATTGTATCAGTTAAACCAATTATATCATTTAAGATGTGACTTTTTGGTGCATATGTTAATGGAACTTTTATAATTTCCTTTTCATATTTCTTGCCGTCAAATCTTTTTATTTTAACATCATTAAATGCAGCAGCAAAATGAGTTAAAAGCGTTCGTATTTCAAAATTGTAATTATAATCTTTCATAATCAAAAACAAGAAACTGGAACGGCAGATGTTGAAAATGGAATCCAATAAGGCACCCCTGCACTATAGCTGACATAATCTGATGAATCATTTGTTAATTGTCCGATTCCACAACCATTCACGGCAATAATATCAACAAATCCACTAGTTTTCGGCGGAGGCAATACAAATGAAATAGAATCCGGTGATAAAGTGTATTCATCTATTTTATAACCAAAGAAAGAATCTTCACCGGAAAATGGTTTATATTCAGTTAAGGGATACATATTTGGATTAGTGCCGCTTACAAAAAGTCCAACTGTATTTTGCAACCAGAATCCTTGGATAACTATTGTAGGATTAGATTTTTCTGTTAGATAATTTGGTGTGACATATCGAACCATAGGTTTTCCGCTAAGAGTATAAAAGTCTTTTTCTGAATCAGTTGTATATGCTTGTAATTGATTGTAATCACAAAAGAAATTATCGGTAAA